AACTCGCGACTCGGGTCAACGAGATCCAAGCCGCCCTGCGGACGGTTGGCATTCTGGCGACGTGATAACCGGGGGGCGGGGTTTCGGCCCTGCCCCCCTTAACTGGAGGCTGACATGGCGATCACCGTCACCACGCCAGCGACAGAGCGCGATCTCACCACCATGTCGGCGGTGAAGGATACGCTCAACATCACCGACGACACGCAGGACGCGCTTGTCGAGGCGGCGATCAAGGCGGCGTCGGCGGCTATCGAGGGGTACTGCCAGCGGACCTTCGCGAAGCAGACCTACGAGGAGACGGTCGAGGGCCATGACCACCCGATCCTGATGGTCACCAACACCCCCATCATCGGAACCCCGACAGTGACCTGCGAGGGCGACCCCGTTGTGGATTTCACCGTCGAGGATGCCGAGATGGGCACGTTGTATCGGAAGGTCGGGTGGCTCGCCAAAGCGTGGATCGGATGGGACGTGGAATCGTACCGAGTCCCGGGCACCGAGGTCACCCGCTACACCATCGAGTATGAGGCGGGTTACACGGTCCCAGGCGAGGATGACCACACCTTACCAGCTGACATCGAACAGGCGGCGCTGTTGACCGCAGCCGATTGGGTGTCCAAGTCCTATCACGGAGGCGGCGAGATCAAGTCGAAAAAGGTGGGCGATCTTCAGATCGACTACCAGGAGAACGCCTCCATCGTCATGGCGCGGTTTTCGGGTGACTTCCACGCGATCCCGGCCACCGCCCGTTCGCTCCTGTCGGTGAGGCTGCGATGAGTCCTACTATCAACGCCTTCTCTGACCTCATGAACCAGGCCATCTCGTGGGAGGCTCGGACAGGGACCGATGAGTACGGTCAGGGGGTCTACGCCGCGGCTCAGTCGCTTCAATGCCGAGTGGTTGGGAAGAACCGTCTCACCCGCTCAGTGGATGGGACTGAGGCGGTGTCGACCACCACCATCTACGTGCTCGGTGACTACGGCATTCAGACGGTGGATCGGATCACGTTGCCGGATGGCACGAAGCCGACCATCATCAACGTGCGGACATATCCCGATGAGAACGGGCCGCACCACCAGGAGGTGCTGACCTAATGCAGCGGATCAAGGTTGAACTGAAGAACGGTGCCGAGGTGCGACGTCGCCTCGCTCGTCTTGGGGCTGCGGGCAAGAAAGCCGTGGCCAGTGCCTTGTACCGCGAGGGGTGGGAGATCATGACGGAGTCGAAGGGCAGTTGGGTGCCGGTTGATACCGGCGTCCTGCGGTCGAGCGGCGATGTCTCGATTCCTGACCTCAAACACGACGGATCTATCGTCGTCGAGTTGGGCTACGGGGGCGCGGCGTGCAGATACGCCATCCCTCAGCACGAACGGCTCGACTATCACCACACGGTGGGGAGAGCGAAGTACCTCGAACTCCCCGCCATCAACCATGCGCCGAACATCGCGAAGGGTGTTGCTCGCGATCTCAGAACGGCGTTTGTGAAGAATGCGAAGAAGTAGGCCATGCTGATTGAGGAAGTCGGGAACCTGATTGCCAACTCGGGGCACGGCACGCTCGGCGTGGACATCTTCCTCTATCAGATGCCCGACACCCCCGACACCTGTATCGCGCTTCGCGAGTACGGGGGTGGCGAACCGTCCTACTCACACACCTACGTTGACCCGTCCTACGAGGTGCCTCGATTCCAGATGTTGGCGAGGGCGCCGGCCATCCCCGACGCTCGGCTGTTGGCGCATCAGGTGTGGGTCACCTTGCAGTCGGTGAGGAACGTCACGCTCGACGGCACGTTCTATCTGCGGCTGCAACCGCTGCAGTCGCCGTTCATGATCGAGCGCGACAACAACGACCGATGGGTAGCGGGTGCCAACTTCGAAGCCATGAAGGAGGTGTCGAGTGGCTGAGAACAAACCGAAGGCGAAACGGAAGCCTGCGGCGACGAAGAAGGCGACCCGTGCCAAGGTCACCAAGCCCATCACCGCTGCGCCCGTCGCCAAATCACGAACCGTCTACGACCTGAGACAGTGGCGAAGGCGTCCTCTGTATCAGTGTCGGGCTTGCCCCTTCAACACCCTGGAGGAGCGGGTGTTTTGGGAACACTGGAACGCGGCACACGCGCCGCCCCGACCGAAGCTGTCGGCCCTGGTTGGGCCTGATGGCAAACCGTTGAAAGGAGAGTAGCGATGGCAGCGACAGAGATCACCGCAATCGACCTCGGTGGTGCGCTGGACTACGACGGCACGGCCTTGACGTGGACCGCCGCCGATGCTTCGAACGGCAACGAGGTCACCTGTTCGGGCAGGGAGATCATCCTGTGCCGGAACGACGACGCGTCAGCCCACGACGTGACGGTCACCTCGGTGAACGACCCCTACGGGCGCACCAAGGACCAGACCAAGAACGTGGCGGCTGGCGACTACCACATTTTCGGACCGTTCCCGAGGAGCGGGTGGGAGACCGGAGGGCTTCTGTCCTTCAGCACTGACAATGCGTCGGTGTTCTTCGCGGTCCTCCGTCTGCCCGCCTCGTGGACCGGCAAGTGAGGGGGTGAGAGATGACGACTCTCGGATCACACGGGACCCTCATTCAGATCGGGGACGGGGACACCCCCGAAGTCTTCGCCACCATCGGGGAACTGAAGGACATCGAGGGCCTGGCGGTCGCACGCGAGACCCACGACGCCTCCGTCCAGACCTCCGATTGGATGGTGAGCATCCCCGGTCTGAAGCGGATGGAAAACGTGACGTTCGGCATCAACTTCGACCCGGCAGATGGCACGCACGACCACGTCAGCGGACTCATCAAGGATGTGCTCGACGGGACCAAGCGGAACTTCCGCATCATCTTCCCCGACCCGGGCACCACGACCTACGAGTTCGCCGCCTACGTCGTCAACGTGACGCCCTCGGCCCCGGTCGATGGTGTGCTGACCGCCGAAGTGACGTTGCTGCCGACTGGCGATCCTGCACCGACGTTCGGCGTCTAGGGGGTGACCCGTGGACGGTGGATTCTTTTCGGTCATTGTGGAGGTGGACCGGCCACGAGAACTGCGGATCGACTTCAACACCATCTGTGAGGCAGAGAAGGTCACTGGCGTCTCATTCCTTCAGGATTGGGGCCAGGTCATCTCGGCTCAGGGACTGCGGGCGCTCTGTTGGGCCTCGTGGAAAAAGACCGACCCGAACCTCACTCTGGAACAGGCGGGGCTGATTGTCGGCAAGTACGTTCACGTCGTCACCGAAGCATTGACCAAAGCCTGGATGCAGGCCATGCCCGACCTCGACGAAGGAGGCGAGAGCGCCGAAGCGGACCCTCAGACGGCGGCGACCCAACCCCACTGACATGGGAGGGATTGTGGTCGACCGCCAGGATCCACTTAGGCCTGACCTCCGAGGAATTTTGGGGCCTCACTCCCCGTCTGTTCGCTCTCCTTGGCAAAGCGAAGCAGTTGGAGATCCAGCGGGAAGAGTGGGCTGCGGGTGTGATTTGCTCGACCCTGGCCGCCATGCACGGACAGAGGAAGTCTCCGTTCGACTTCATGCCGTCGATGGCGGGGAAGAAGAAACCGGAACTCACCAAGCCGAAACAGTCGTGGCAGGAACAACTCTCACTGATCAAGGTGCTCGACGCACGAATTCGGAGCAGTCATGGCCTTGAAAGTAGCTGACCTCCTGGTAGTCATCACCGCTGACCCGAAGGGGTTCAACGAGGCTACCCAACGCATTTCGCAGAACATCCAGAAGATGGGGAAGAAGATGTCTGCGGTTGGGAGCCAGATGACGACGAAGGTTTCGCTACCCCTTGCGGCGATTGGTGGAGTCGCCGCGAAGATGGCCATGGATTTTGACGACGCCACCACTCGGATGGTTTCCCTCGTGGGAGTGGCCCGAGATCAGGTCGAGGCGTGGAAATCCTCTATTCACGAACTCGCCAGGGCCACAGGCCGAACCTCGAATGAGTTGGCCGAAGCCATGTTCTTCATCACGTCGGCGGGCCTTCAAGGAGAAGCGGCCCTCGCCGCCCTCGAAGCATCGGCCAAAGCCGCTGCGATCGGCATGGGTGATACCAAGTCGGTCGCGTTCGCCACCGTCTCGGCGATGAACGCCTACGGGCTGAGTGCCGAGGATGCTGAGAAGACGGTCGCCACGCTCATGATGACCGTCCGCAAAGGTAACCTCGAAGCGGCATCGTTGGCACCAACACTCGGTCGAGTCATCCCCATCGCATCCGAACTCGGGATCAGCTTCGACCAGGTGGGTGCCGCCTACGCCGCCATGACTCGACTCGGCACCAACGCCGAGGAATCCGCAACCGCTCTCTCCGCGATCATGTCCACCCTCTTGAAACCGTCGAAACAGGCCAAGGACACCATGGCTGAGCTCGGGTACTCGTTCGACGACCTGCGGACGATTCTCGCTGAGGATGGGTTGCTGGCGGTCCTCGACCTGTTCAAACAGGAGTTGGAACACAACGAGGATGGGTTGGTCGCGGTGTTCAAGAACGTCCGCGCCATTCGTGGCGCTTTCAACTTGCTCGGGAAGAACGCAGAGACCACGCGGGAGATCTTCCGTGACCTCGCCAACACTACCGAGCGCGATTTGGCTGTTGGGTTCGCCGTCGCAGGCGAGTCGGCCAAAGTCCAATTCCAACAGGCGCTCGCTGGCCTACAGGTGGCCCTCATCTCCTTGGGGGAGGAGATCTTGCCGCCGCTGATGGAGGCGCTGACCAAACTGGTTGACATCATCAATTGGGGGGTCGATGCCTTCCAGAACCTGACGCCGTTCACTAAGGATTTGGTGCTCGGTTTCGGGGGGCTGTTGCTCGTCATGGGGCCACTCCTGACGGTGCTCGGCTTCATGACTCAAAACATCACGTTCTTGGTGGGTGGTATCCGCAGCCTCGTCGCAGCGCAGGTCGCGGCCACCGGCTCGACGACGACCTGGACCACGGTCACCTCGGCCAACGTCATGGCCCTGAAGGGGGCGTCCGCAGCCACCATCGGGCTGAAGGCGGGGTTGGTCGGGTTGGCCGGCGCGATTGGGTGGATGATCGGTGACTACCTGCGGCCCTTCGTCAACGAGTGGTTGGGGCTGAACGATCTCCTCGGTCTGACGGCGAACAAGGTGAGTGACATCGCCGACGTTTGGATGAAGGATCGGGAAGCCTTCGAACAGAACCTCGCCAACTACAACAAGATGAAGGAAACGCTTGGGCTGACTGGTGCTCAGTGGGAGATCGCCAGCGAACAGACCGAGAACAACACCCAAAAGCTCGCCGCCAACCTCGAAGCGGTGGGGCAGATGATCCAGAAGCGCAAAGAGGAGGGGACGTTACTCGGTGAAAACGAAGAGAAGATGCGAACCGAACAGGACATCAGGGACGAGGTGGCCGAGCACGTCGCCAAAGCCAACGAGGAGTACGGCACCTACCTCGACAGCTTGAAGGAGGAGTACGGAATTCTGTCGAAAGAAGATGTGCTGAAAAACCTCGCGGAGCGGACCAAACACTACGAGGACATGAAGAATGCCAAGCTCAACGAGCAACAGATTCAGGAGGCCATGGGGCCGTTGCTCGAGGAGGACCTTGAACTCCTCAAACAGATGAAGGTGCCGCTGAACGAGTTGCCCGACAACACCAAGAAGATGCTCACCAACATGGGCGAGGCTCGACCGCTGATCAAGCAACAGGTCGATGACCTCGGGATGCTCGGCACTCAGTACGAGTCGTTGGCGCAACGTGTCGCGCTCACCATGACCGATCCCAACACCGGCCTCGCCGTGACGTTGAAGGATTCACTCGCTGGTGGGTTCGGTCAGGGGATCGAGGAGGGGATCGCATTCGGGGACCAACAGTTGAGGACTTGGGTTGAGGAGGTTTCAGGCGTTCCGGTGCCGGTTGAGATCGTGGTCGACGATGCCAAATTCATGCAGTGGATCGACGACCTGACCAACGGACGGTTGCCGCCAGGTGGAGGGGCCACGCCATGAGCTTCACCATCAACCAGACGGGCATCGAGACCTATGACGAGGTGACGCAGCTTTTGTTCCCTCACCCGCCCATTATCGAGGAACGGTTTCAGGAATCTGGCGTCTCTCGGATCGTCCACTGGTCCATCCCGAACACTGCCTGCGTCGTCGAGTACTCTGGCACTCAGGCTCGCCGTTACCTGAAGATGTTCGTGCGGACGCTCACAGCGACTCAGATGGCGACGTTGGTGACTTTGCGCGACACCTCGGGCCTGTTCAACGTCAAACCGAAACCAGGCGACGCGACCACTTACCTCTGCACATTCGCACCGGACGAAGCGCAGGACTGGAGGCCGATGGTCGCGGACCACCCGGAGGCCCAGGCTGACGGATCGGCCATCACCGACATCCTGAAGGTCTACGAGGCCCACATCGTCATGGTGCTGATGGAGTAGAAGATGGCAGTTGACCTCGACATCCGTTGGGCGACCCAAGCCGGAAGCGCAACCGGCAGTCTTGGGCTGAGGTACTACAATTCCAGCGGCACCCCCGTCCAATCCTGCACGCGCCGCGATCTCGGAGAGGGGACCTACAGCGCTCAGTACAACGGTCAATTCGTGGCCGACGTCTACGTGCTCGACTTCACCACCGGCCCCAACGTGACGGTCACAGCCGACCTCGGGTCCAAGAACCCCTACCACAATCTCACCCCGGTGAGCATCACCGCAGATGGAGCGACCGTCCATGCCGACATCATCGGTGGAGTGGACCTGGTTTTCTCCTCGGGCACCGCGAACGGCAACCAAGCCATCGTGACCGTCGGCGCGTACCTGAGTGCGGGCGGGGTGGACACCAACGCATTGAACTTCGGAATCCTTCCCAACAACGATGAGCGAGTCGAGATCCGTGCCGCTGTCGTGAACACTGGCACCGATACCGCCGCCGACGTGACCGTGACGCCCGTCCCGGCGAGTTACTACACGGGCACGGATGCCGAGTCGATCATCGCGAGGTTGGGGCCGCACAGCACGGATTCCCGCGCTCAGTTGGCGACCGCGACCGCGCACAGCATGACCTTTGATACCTGGACGAATCAGGGGTCCTATTACTCGGCCAACGTGAACATCGGCGGGAGCCTCTGTATCGCCACGGCCAAGTTCGATGGCGAGACCATCTACGAGTACGGGAGCGGCAACGGGTACGTGGATTCCAGCGACTACCTCAAAGGTCTTCAGGTCGTGTTCGCGAAAACCTCGACGAGTCCAGTCGGCAAAACGTTGACCGTGACCGTGCGGGACGGATGGAGTTGGGTTGAGGTGGCGCCCGACGTTGCGGGATCAGCGGGCGCGTGGCAATCGGGACCGATCTCGTTGGGCGACATCGCCGCCAGCGGGACCACCTACTGTTGGTTCGGGATGACCATTCCCGAAGGACAAGCGAGAGGAGCCATACGGCTGTGGACACCACGAGTACGATTCAGCGAGATCTGATCGAGCAATTCCACCTCAGGCCCGAGACCTGGCGGTGCGACTGCGGAGCCGTACTCTACGTCAAGCCGAGTCCTACGAAGGAGTGGCCCTACGGCATCATCACCGAATCTGAGGATCCGGGGTCGAGGTGGCGGTACGTCGATGGGGTGTGGGAACATCATCATGGTTACCCGGTCGGCCACGTGAAAACCAGGAGGGCAGGATCATGAGCGCCGAACTGATGTTGAGGTGGGGGTCAGACCCGACGACGGGCACGGGCGACCTCGATGTTCGGTTCGAGAACACCACCAACACGCCCATCGTCTCTATCACTTGGCGCGGCAACGGTCAGGCGGTCGCCGGGACTTACGAACTCGACTTCACCAAATCGGGGTCGGTGACGGTCGACGTTGACGCGACGGGCGACGGCGCGGCCAGCCGGAACCCGTGGGGAGCGAGGACCGGCCTCGGAGTCACCGCCGACGGTTCGACGGAGAATGAGGACATCATCCCCGGCCTCGGCATCGTGGTCAGCGCGAGCGTGGATACGGGATGGGCGGCCACGGTCACCATCGGCAACTACATGACGGGCGCGGCGGCGGTGAGCGAGGCGTTGGAGTTCGAGATCGTCACCGCGGGGTCCAACTCGTCGCAGCGGCAGATCGCTTGCCGCAACGTCGGCACCGAGATCGCGGCTTCGACCTACATCTACAGCTTGCCGGGGTGGTACTTCGACGGCACGGGCGCGGAGACCTTCATCGAGAAATTGGTCCCTCACTCCGACCCCTCGCGCCACAAGTTGGCGGCGAAGGACACCTTCGTCATCACGTTCTCGGATTTCGGAGACGGCACCGGAGGGAAGAAGAAGTGCGATGTGTTGGTGGACGGGAACAAGGCGGTCGAGGACGCGCAGATGGATGGGGCGACTCAGTACGAATACGGCGTCAGCGGCTACGACGACACCAACGACTACCTGGCGGGCATGGGTATCATCCTGCCCGACACGACTTCCGACCCGACCTCCTCATCCATCACCGTGAAAGTGCGTGACGGTTACACCTGGATAGCCTTCGCACCCGATGTGAGCGGGTCGCCTGGGACGTGGCAAACGGCGGGTGATGATCTCAGCCTTGGTGACATCAATCCATCTGCCCATGAACTGTTTTGGATCAGGTGTGAGGTGCCGAGCGCGGCGCAACCGGAGGACCCGTGCCGCATGGTGAACATCAGGGCCAGGGGCCTTTCGATCTAGGGGGAAACGATGGCACGATCAGTCATAGCAAACTTCGCCTACGCCATGTGGCAAACGGAGTGGAATAGTTGCGAATTCGGTGGTCGTTCGATCACTCGGTGGGGGTCCAGCAACAACTACAAAACCACCCCGGAAAATTCCCCTGCCTCCTTGACCCTCGCCTACAACCCGAGCCAAGGCGTTGACACCCACTACGTGAAGCTCCTCATGCGGCGATTCCGCGCCGTCATGGGATACCGCGCCATCGTCCTCACCGCGGATCTCTGGTTCAGGCAGAGCGACGTTTCGCCCACCTCCGGCGTGAAGGATGTCCGGGTCCACTCTTACATCAAGCCATACCCCGATTTGGACGACTGCGACTACCAGTACAAGGACATCACCGCGACCACCACTTGGTACGGGGGCGGTTATGCCGCTCAGTACGGGTTCGACATCACCAGCAACTACATCGCCAAGGCTTCCTGCGACACCTCGACGGCATTCGGCTCGTTCTACGGCGAGCCGTTCTCGATCACCGACTATTTTCAAACCCAACTCCTGAACAACGACGACCTCCACATGGAGTTCTTCCAGATCACCCATTCAGACGTGGTGTTCATGGGTTGCCCGACCTACGCCGCCGCCGAACCGACCTTGAATGTCTTCTACTTCTTCCCGGTGGAGATGTTCCCGACCATCGAGGGCGGCAGCACCATCGACATGACGCGGCTCCTCAACACCGACAACGAGCCGATCAACTTGGGCGCGTATCAGAAGAACCAGACGGGGACCGCTCAGAAGTTTTGGTTGAAGAACTTCAGCGGTGACACCATCGCACACATCGAGGTCTACGACGACTACCCCGAGTGGTCCACGCCGGTCGCAGACAGCGGCAACGGCGGCAGTGGTGCTTTGGGATACGTGACCGTCTACGAGGCGTGCGTCAGTCAACGATGGGAGGTGAAGTTCTCATCGTCAACGGCCTTCGAAGTGAAGGCGACGGCTTACTTGGACAACATCGAGTCGCTGCACCCGAGTTACGACGCGGATTCCAATTGGCAAGGGTTGACCTCCGCAGATTGGGATTCGCCCGGTGGGAACGTCACGATCCCGAGCGCAGCGTGGAGCGGCACCCCGAACTCGGGCGATCTGTTCGTGTTCTACACGCGGGGCAACACGACGGACACGAGCTGGCCCGCCGATTCGAACGACCAGGTGGAGATCTGCGGCGACAGCGGCGGCTCGCCCGATGGCGACTGGCGACCGATCACCGGACGGCGCACGGAGTCAACCGCCTCGGTGACCATCGATGCCGCGTCGAAGACGGTCAGCGTGAAGCGGATCGTCACGACCGACTGGCCGAACGGTACCGAGATCTTCATCGCGAACCAGGACACCATCGACAAAGGTCAGATCACCGGGACCACCGCCACCTCCATCACCATCGGGTCGTTGTCCATCACCAACAACACCTATGCGTCGGGAGCCATCGTCGCCACCACCCTGCCGTTCCGCAGCCTTGCCCCGACCCCGTGGGCGCAGTTGAACGCGGACAGCGGGGCGAGCGAAACCTACCCGAAACGGGTCTACATCGAGGACGCCGACCAACAGAACTTCACTGGCGGTCAGAACGTGTTCCTCCAGAACAACTCGGACCCGACCATCACCGAAGAGGGGCAGATCAACAGCATCACCAGCACCTACATCGAGTTGGTGTCCGACATGACCAACGACTACGTGGCCGGAGACATCTGCGTCCAGGTTGGGACGGGTGAGGCGGCATTCCACATGAGAGTGGTTGCCGATTCAGCCACGGATGAGGAACTGAAGGAGTTCAGGCTGAACGTGATTGCGTAGGGGGATCATGTGCCGACAGTCGATGTCACCACCGAATATGGAGAATGGGAGCCGCAGAGGATCTACGTCCTTCAGGTGACCGACCTGGACCCGGCAGACACAGACACCAACATTTCACCCGGTAAACCAATCACTTTCACCTTGCTGAATTCGGGCCTCCCGTACACCTGGGATTTCGATGATGGTGACGATCCCTGGTTGCGATGCCTCTACTCGATGTCGGATGGCGGGAACGGGTTCACTCAGGGCCAGTGGAACTCGGGCGGCGGCGATGAGTGGTCGCTCGTCGCAGATGGCGGCAAGGACGTGTACAAGTGCAACGGGCGCGGCACGTCCCTCATGATCGGCAACGTCTATTCCTACAACTACGCCGGAGGCGATTACCACACCATCGAAAAAGAGGGATGGTCGGAGTTCCCACCGGCCCGAGCTTTCGACGCCACTTGCCGCGTCCAGTTCAAAACGGGTGGCGGTGGCGGGATCTGTTTTTCTTTCAGGTATGCCGACAACTATGGGCGTGGCACACAGGGGGTTCGTGGCCCCGCGGCTGAGATCGACAGCGGTGGTCTTCGTCGGGTGTTCTACCACTACGACAACAGTCGGGACGTTCGATCCACTTCGGCATTCAGCCCCACCGACGGCGAGTGGTATTGGGTGAGGATGCAGTGCTACCGCGACTACGATTACCGCGACCGCTGCAAGTATTGGACCGGCCACCTCGACGAGGAACCCGACACCTGGCAACTCACCTGGCGGTCGGGCGACTCGTGGAACTACACCGCCGATGTGAACAAAGGCCACGGCGTCCACAACTACGTCGGGGAGATGCGGTACGACCTCTACCAGATCCACGGCATGGTCAACCGCGACCACGCCGACCTCCTCACAGTCGAAGTGAACGGCAACGTCCACTCGGTCGCCAACGGGAACCTGTTCGTCGAACCGTATGGCTACCACGAGTCGTGGAACTCGGTCACGCAGAGTCGGACCTACTCGAACAAGTGGCGGGTCCGGGTCATGCCGCATCGCCTCGACAAAGAGGTGGATGGCGCGGTCAACGTGGTCATCAAATTCGATGGGGTCACCCTGAAGGACATCGACTACACCTACGCCAACATCCCGCAGGACTTCCCGACCTACGATCCCGCCGACTCAGATCCGGTCGACGCCTTGCCGCGCTCCGACCCGAGTCGTTTCGGGCCTCTGGCGGTCGCCGGAGACGGATCGGTGGAAGGCGACGGCAACAAGTTCGAGTACGTGCCGCTCCTGTTCGCCGAGCTTTGGGGCCGACAGGACATCGCCTACCACATCATGGTCCTCCTCTGGCCTCAGAACAATGAGCATTTCGTGTGGCAACTCTACACCCTTTACTACACGCCGGTCGATGGCGAGTACCTGATCGGCCACCCCGTCTCGCAGTTCGTCCCCGCGTCGGTGGTCCCCGCCGAAGCGGTCGAACAAGTCATCCCGTCGAGCACGGTCCCGCGCTCCGACATCAAGGCATTCTTCCCCGCGTCGGTGGTGCCGCAGGCCTACTTCAGAAAGCAATTCCCGCTCAACCTCATCCCGAGCTACCAACTGTGGTGGGATGGCGACTCATCCTGCGTCGTCGGTCAGGAAACGCTGATGGAGCTCGACGCCTCGACGTTGGTGTTCCAACGCCGGGAGGGGTCGGTCATCCACGCCCGGATCATGTCGCAGACGACTCAGCAACAGCTCATCGCCATGGGGATCAAGTTCCTCCAGACGACCACCGTCGAACTTCAGGTCACCACCGAGTACGGCGAATTTGAGGAGTTCAAGCTCGATATTCCGATTGGCCCTTGGTACAGCCCCAATTGGGATTATCGTTTCAAGGTCACGATCGACAAAACCGCAGTCGATTCAAACCTCACCAATTTTCCCGTGCTCATCACTGAGGAGAATCTACCGGCGCACTTCTGGGCCAACGTGGACACTGATGGCGATGACATCGTGGTGACTGCCAGCGACGGCGAAACCAAACTGTACCGCGAGCTGGTGGACATAGACACCTCCGGCGAAACCATGGAATTGTGGGTGCGGCTGAACCTGGTAACCACCGCCGACACCGAGATCTTTATCTACTACGGGAACAGCGCCGCCACCGAAACCAACGACACCGAGGTGTGGACCGTGTACAGCGCGGTCTACCACATGAACGAGGACACCGGCAGCACGCTGTACGACAGCACGGGCAACCACAACGGCACGTACTACGGACACTTGCCCAACGCGACGGCGGGGCAGATCGGCGACGGGCAGGACCTCGACGGGACCGGCGACTACGCAGCCGTCACGAGCCACGCAGACTTCAACCCAGGTACCGGCGAATGGAGCATGGAAGCGTGGGTCCAGTTCAACGTGCCCTACGGGTCCAACGCAGACATTCTGATGTTCAAGGCCACCGACTCTCCGAGCAACCTGGGGTACTCCTTCCGCATCGGGGACGACAGCACTGGCCCGCAAACCATGCCCTTCTTCATCGACAGCGGCGGTGGCGACGTGGCGCGGTCTGCAATCCTGACCAACAACACGCGGTACCACGTGGCGGGCGTCAGGCGCAGCGGGACGTTGTACAACTTCGTCAACGGCGCAGTGTCCGGTACACCGATCAGCAGTTCCAGAAGCGGGACCACCACCAGCAACTTCTACATCGGTGACGGCGACACCAACTACCCCAGCGGGTGGTGGGGCACCGACTACTTGGGGCTGATTGACGAAGTGCGGTTGTCAAAGACCGGGCACACTGCCGACTGGATGGCGGCGCAGTACACCAACCAGAAGACCCCCGAGGTGTTCTACCGGGCGGCGCCTGAGGAGGGTGGCTCCACAGCTTGGTACAACTCCTCGTGGTACTACCGATTCGGCATCCAAATCCAAGGACACAAGGTGCCGGGCACGGTTTCAAATTACGACCTCCTCATCACTGAGGCGAATGTGCCCGACCACTTTTGGGATGTGGTCGATTCTGCCGGTGCTGACATCGTGGTCACCGCAGCGAATGGAACGGACAAACTCAACCGAGATCTCATTCATTTGAACACGACCGCGAAAACGATGATTCTGCGAGTTGGGGTGGGAACGGTCACCACCTCTGGCCTGACAGTTTGGTTGTACTACGGCAACAGTGGCGCATCTGAAACGAATTCGACCTTGACCTACGATTCCGACCTCGAAGTGTATTGGCCGCTGGAGGAGGACCCGACCGGGACTTCGCCGCAGGCGCAGGACAGGACCTCGAACAACAGAGACGGCACAAGTTCGAACATGGAAGGCGGCGACCTGATCACCGGCGTCGTCGGTAATGGTTGGAACTTCGGCGGGACGGACGAACGTTGCACCGACACCGGCTGCTCGTTCAGCAACGCGACGTTGACGTTGATGTGTTGGGTCGATGTGGATTCCGTGACGGCGACCGGCCAAGCGATGTACGTCGGCTCATCGTCGGCGGGCGTCGGCACGAAATCACGCCAGGGTTTCCAAATCACAGCGGCAAAGAAAGTGCGCGGTTTCTACTTCGCACCGAACTACACGTACATCGAGTCGAGCGGGACCTACTCCGACAAGGTCCACTTGACAATGACCCTGACGACCTCGGCCCAGGAGGCGTTCGCGAACTCCTCGAGCATCGGGACGGACACCGATACCGGACGGATCACCGAGGCGACGCAGGACCTCTACGCCGCCGTCGGCGTCAACGACGCTGGTTCCTTCAATGAGTGGTTCGTCGGGTTGGTCGACGAGTACCGCGTCTGGACTCGTGTTCTCTCGGACGATGAGATCACGTTGCGATATCGTAATGAGTCGTCACCGGAAACCTTCTACATGTGTTCGGAACCCGAGGCCGGATGATGGCTGCCAACGCCGAGATCACCGTGACCGTCTACATGGACC